TTGAGAAGAGGGCCCAGCTTGTTGACAGAGCTTCCGGGGAGTTTCAGTTCCCAGTGGTCATAGTTGCCGGTAGCATCTGGAAGCGTGACTGTCCGCATGATGGCATGAGCCAGAACGACCACGTTGTAACCGCGGTCTACGCATCTTTCGAGCCAGATCATCAGCTTGGAGAATTCTTCCGCCAGAATCTTGTATCCTCTGCCGTATCCGAAGTCCTCCATACTGGTCTGCCCCTTCGAAGCTTTCGTTTTGATTACATAAGCTTCACAGAGCCTTGCAGCTGCATCAGCAGTATCAATGACCAGTGTCTGATAAGGATTCCCTGTACTTTCAGAGAAATCCTGCACAATAGAGAGGAGATCCTCCCATGTTTCCACGCCCTGAATGCGGTTTACGTCGATTCTTGCTGACCCATTATCCAGGTCGATGAATAACGGCTTTGGAAACTTTGATGCAAATGTAGTCTTCCCGATGCCCTCGACGCCGTACAAGACGACTTTCAGGGGCCTTTCTACGATTCCCGTAGATACCTTGAAATTCATATCCTTTTCTCCTTTCATTTGATTTGGATATTCTGCTTTTCAGTCAAGACGGCACCATCTACAAAATTGCCTTTCTTCAAAGCATCCTTGATGCCTGCCTTGTCGACGACTTCCGTGATCTTCTGCTTCTTGAATGCCGCTGGAACGACGTTCTCATCCATGATGGTGACGGATGTTGATTTCCTCCATCTCACTTCAGAGCGTTTGAGCTTCAGGTTTTCACCGCCCACCCAGAAGGTAAGATAATCTTTCAAAGAAGCGGCTCTTCTTTCCGCCCTCTTCCGTCTTACTGCGAAACCTTCTTCCTGCTTCTTGAGAGCTTCCGCCTCGGCTTCAAGCTCCTTGATCCAGCAGGCAATGTTATCCACTTTCGCTTCCTTCTTCATCTTCAGCTGGTCAAGATAATCAGCGTCGAAGATTTCTCCCGTCTCTCCGTTGACGACTGCATTTTCGTCAACTTTGAAGCAGTTTTTGATACCGTTTGCAATACGATAAAGCTGCATAATTTCCTCCTTTATTCTGTTTTTGGTATAATATTTGGTGGGAATAGTGCCTTATTTATCCCCATCAGCGTCGAGATCTGAACCATCTCGACGCTTTTCATTTGCCGGAAACCTTGCATTGAACCAGTTCCATACTCGGAACGCCATTCCGCCTCACCCGCTGAGAAATTCCCAAAATGAGAGCTTTTACGGCATAAACCATGAAATCAGCGTACTTCACTTTCATGCCCTCCATGTTGTATGCATCACCGCTGTTTGCCATCTCGATGGCGTCATCAAGCTCTTCTGCCTGACTGATGCAACGGGTTTTCTGCTCCAGAAACCATTCCTGATAAGTTATCTTCGTCTTCGGTATCATTGTTGCGTTATTTGTCATGATTTCCTCGCTCTCTGGACATTCACAATGATTTTCTGTCCGGGCTGTAAGTCGGCAGCATTCTCGATGTGATTGTCTTTCATCGTCTGCCACACGAGCTTGTTCAGGTCATCTTCATCAGTCGCAATCTTTGCGCAGATGCTCCAGACCGTATCCCCGTAATCAGCTTCCTTCTCGTACCTGATGACTTCCGTCGTCGTCGACGCTTCCGAAATGATACCGAAGGCAAGCGTTATCAGGCAGGCAGCTCCCAGAATCGCGGAGACAATTTTCATCTTGCTGTACTTGCGTTTCATCCCTGCGCCCTCCTCTTAAGAATTCTCATCACTCTCGTGCTTTCCATCCCGACACGGTTCTTGCACCGGTTCCGGAGCCATTCGTGAAGAAGACCGGACTCGATGACATACTTGCTTCCAATCTTGAATACAGGGAACGTGTCATCTGTCTTTGCCCAGTCATAGATCTGGTCACGTCCGATTCCCGTCAGATTTGATGCTTCTTCGATAGAAAGTGTGTACTTTTGTGTAATAGGTACTTCCATTTTTATCTCTCCTGCCTCTTCCCATCCACAAACACATCGTCGCCGTCATAGCTCATCCTGTGCCATTTACCCTTGCCTTCCTTGAATGCGACTGGGTTCACGATGTGCGAATCATTGCTGATTTCATGACCGATGCAGATGATTGAATCGTCGTATGTGCGACTGCTTGACGCTTTTCTCTTTGCTTTCGTGAGTGCGTCCGGTGTTCCATCGTCCTGCACATACCACATCTTGCTAAGCGCATGCCAGCCATGGTCTGCTGTTTCTTCCATGTAGAACATGTTCTTCACCTCCTTTGACGTTTTGTGTCTTAAGATGCCATCTGGCAACAATTAGAACAAAAAAAATTGATCAGCAGATAATCTGTAGTGGTTACAAATCATTCTGATCTCAGACGTAGAAAAATCAGCGCCTTTCCTGCGATTAAGTTTGTTGTTTACGGTTGTGATGTTAAGATGCAGCAGGTCTCCAAGGTCACTTTGCTTCACGTGATTTTCTACCATCCAACCTTTAAATTTATTATACGCCATTATTCCGCCCTCCTTTCTGTTTCCTATTGGCAACATTATAATAACCTTTATTTGTTGCCCTGTCAACAACTTTTTTATTCTTTTTGTTAAAAAATATTGCCATAGTGACAACAAACACATATAATACAAATAGAACATAAAATAGTCCATACAGGAGGGCAGGAGGTAAAAAGATGACTCCACTTGGTAATAAATTAAAGTCTTTACGTGTTGAACGCGGTCTTACAATGGAAGAATTAACGAATTCTTTTAATGAATTATATGATTTGAATCTTTCGCGCAGTTCTATATCACGGTGGGAAAATGGTGTAAGAGAACCATCAAATTCAAACCTGAGCGCCTACGCAAAATATTTCAACGTTTCTCTTGATTGGCTGCTTGGATTAAATGCAGACAGTAATGATGACGAAAAAGAGAGCCTGACTCGCGGCGTAAAAATCCCAGTTCTTGGCACCATCGTCGCCGGGCTGCCGATCACAGCTGTCGAGAACATTATTGATTATGAAGAAATCCCTCAGGAGATGGCAAAGACCGGCGAATACTTTGCGTTAGTCGTCAAAGGCTCCAGTATGGAACCGAAGATTTATGAAGGCGATGTCGTCATCGTGAAGAAACAAAGCACTGTAGATAATGGAGATATTGCTATTGTCCTTGTCAACGGAAACGAAGCCACCATCAAACAGATTCAGAGATCTCAAAGTGGAATCACACTGGTAGGATTTAACGTAGCAGTCTATCCTCCTCACATTTATACCAATGAAGAAATTGAGGACCTGCCGGTCAACGTTATTGGCAAGGCCGTAGAAGTGAGAAGGAAACTATAAAATCCGGACATGAAAAAAGGACCGGCATCACGTGAATACCAGTCCTTCAAAGCCGAGAGGGCTTTTCTAAGAAATTCAGACGATCGGGCGCCTACTCTCGTCCTATAAAGAAATATTCTTTACTGAAAGCATATCAACGTATA